GTTGTGTCTGTCTCCATCTCCGGACGGAAATCGGTCCTGCCATACGGCTCCAGCCACGCCCTGACCCGCCCCTCGCGCATCTCGACCACCACCATCCACCGCCCGACCAGCCCCGCCGCCGTTCCAGCGTCCAGCGCCTCGGCCACGGCCCGCCACGCCCCCACATCGCCGGGCCGCTCGAGCGAGTCCGCGTCAACCTCCACCCACAGCCCGCCGCCATGCAGCAGGACCACGGTGTGCCGCGGCACGTCCGCCAGCCACCGCCAGCCACTCCCCAGCGCCACCGACAACGGATGCTCCATCGGCTCGCTCATCCCGCCCTCCTCGGCCGCGTCATCGCGTCCGGCGACAGCACCCTCCCCCCTGCGGCCTCCACCGGCGCCATGCCGACCAGCGCCCGCCTCCACACCTCGCGCATGACCTCGCCCGGCGAGTCCGGCGCAACGCCCACCAGCACCACCAGGGACCGCGCTCCGCTTCGTCCGCTGATCCGGCACCACCACGAGCACCTGCCCGCAGGTCTGCGCCGCCTTGACCACCCGCCCCACCCATGCCTCGCTCATGCCCCCTCCCGCTCGCGTGAGCCTTCCCACGCCTTCCGCCGCCCCATGATGGCCCCACGCTCGCCGCGCCCCGTATACGCGCTGCTAGACCCCTTCGCGCGCATCTGCCCTCCGACCATCCTCGGGGGGTGGCCTGCGCCAGTCGAACCCCTGCCGCGTCATCTCCGCCGGCAGCCCCTCGATCGCGTGCTCCCGCCCGCCGACCATCTCCGCCAGCCGCGACACCGTGCGGTGGTCGTAGTGGCGATCGAGCTCGGCCATCGGTGCGTTCGACGTGACCAGCATCGGCAACCGGCGGTCGTAGCGGTACGCCACCACGCGCCGCACCATCTGCGCCGCCAGGTCCCCGCGCTTGCCGCCAAGCCCGGCCACCGTGCCGAGGTCGTCCAGCACGAGGCAAGGGTGCTCGGCGATCTTCCCGAGCGGGTCCTTGTCCTTGCTCCACCCGTCCATGACCCGCTGAACCATCGTGTCCTCGTCGATGTAGCAGACGGGCCGAGACGCCCCACCCGGGTCGATCCACACGTCCCGTCGCAGCGACGTCGCCCCCTCGAGCCCATCCATGCCGTAGCGCTCGATGACCTCCTCGGTCTCCATGATGACCTCGCGTCGGCCCGTCGTCGTCGACAGCAGCGCCGTGCACGTCGCCGCCACCATCAGGCTCTTGCCGCTCCCCACGGGGCCGTGGAGGTACATGCTGCCCATCGCCGGCGTCCAGTCGCGCAGCGCCCTCGCTGTGCCCACGGACTTCCGCGTGATGCCGATGGCGGGCGGGTCGGATGCCTTGACGCGGCGCATGAAGCCGCCCCACGTCTCCTCGCTGCCCATGGTGACGTAGCGATCCCACCTGTACTCGCGGTAGCGCACGGGGATCCCCGCGTCGTGCTGCCTCCTGGCGAGCACCTTCGCCGCCTCCTCGGCCTCCCTGACCGGTGCGCAGACCACGCACGGCGACACCTTCGGAGCGGTCCACCGCGGGCGCACCCGGTGACGCTCGCTCCCACGCCACCACGTCCACGCGCTCACCCGTCCGCAGTCGCACTCCAGCGGCTTCGGCGGAGCGCTGGGGTCAAACCACGTCCGCACCCCCTCGGGGTCGTCGGGCCGCTCGCGGTCCTCCCAGCGCTCGGAAGCCTCGTGGTGGTCGTCGCGCTCGTCGTCATAGTCGGTCATCGCCACTCCGCCAGCAATCGGTCCGCCTCTCGATCCGCCGCCGCCCGTTGCTCCGGCGTCCTGCTGTCGACCCACTCGCCCCGGGCCAGCGGCGACGCCCTCGCCGTCACCGCGGGGTTGCGCGCCTTGTCCAGCAGCGCGGCGAAGTGGCGCCGCACCGACTCGATCGCCACCTGCTTCTCGCGGTAGAACGTCGCCCCTCCCGGGCGGTCGTCCGTGGCCGTCGCGATGTAGCGGAGCACCTCCACCACATCGCCAGCGCCGTGCTCGCGGGTCATCCGGGCGAGCTCGAGGCCGATGCCCTTGGAGCGGATGAGCTTCGACGTGGCGCGCAGGCCGAGGGCAGGGCGGTACACGTCCGCGTAGACGCGGGCCACCTCGTCCCAGCCATCGGCCTTCGGCTCGACCGGGAGGAGGGCCAGGCCGGGAACCACATGCTGTTGTTCCTCCTGTGGTTGTGGTTGTGCTTGTGCTTGTGGATCTACGCGCGTGTGGAGGTCGGCTGGCGACCGGCTGGCGACCGGCTGGCGGTCCGCTGGCGAAACCTCCTCAACAACCAAGGTTGGACCGTGCTGCGGTTGGATGTCCGCTGGAGACGCGCTGGCGGTCCGCTGGCGGTCCGCTGGCGACGCCTTCCATCGGCCCGAGTCCCACCAGGCCACCACGTCGCGCAGCAGCGACCGCACCCGGTGGTCCGTCCAGTGCCACCGACGGACCAGCGCAGGGCGGCCCGGGATACCCTCCACCAGTTGCTCCGGCGTCGGATGCTCGATGCCACGGCCGAACAGCAGCGCCGCGCGACGGTCGACCAGCCACCGCAGGTCCGTCACGGCCGCGCTCATGGGCCACGCCTTGCCCCTGTCGGTGAGCGCCTCGGCCACCTCGTCCCAGCCATCGGCCGGTGTTGGCACCCACCCGCTCATCGCGCCTCCTGCCACCGCAGCCGTTGCACCCGCCCCGTCACCACCAACCGCGCCGCCTCCTCCTGCTCGACGCGGGCCACCTCCGCGGCAGGCCACGGCTGGGCGAGGTGCTGGAGGCGCATCCCCACGCGCTCGTGCCGCTCGGCGACGGCCTCGGCGGGCCACCCGGCGGTGAGGCGGCTCATGCGGCACCCATCGCCGCGCGACGCGCCTTGCACGAGTTGCAGCGCCCGCACTGGTGCGCCCGATCCGGCTCGTAGCACGACCACGTCCGATCGAGGTCGACACCCAGTCGACGGGCCAGCGCCACCACCTCCGCCTTACGCAGCAGCATCAGCGGGGCACGCACCCCGACACCGCACGATGCGCGGGACAGCCGATCGAGCGCGTCCACGAACGCGGGGCGACAGTCGTGGTACTCGGCGAAGTCGTCCCCGATCGCGCCGAACCAGACCTCCGAAGCGCGACGCGCGGCGGCCACGTTCAACGCCACGCCGAGCAGCGCGAGGTTGCGGCCGGGCAGGACGCGCGGCCCATCGACACCGACCCCGGTCTGCATCGACCCGTCCAGCATCAACCTGCGTTCGACGAGCTCGGCATCATTACGGACGGCCCATCCGCGAACGGTCCGCACCTCATCGAGATAGGCTGGCTGCCCGAAGTTGATGAACACCACGCACGCAAGGCGGTCTTGACCTCGAGCCATCTCCGCCAGCGTCGTAGAGTCCACCCCGCCCGACATCAGCACAACGACATCACGCATAAGTCGCTCCAAGGTGAAGCTGGCGCACGGCGGCATCCAGCCGGGGGAGGTTGCAGGCGAAGCGAGACACGCTCGACCCGTCGAAGCTTGAGGCGCCTGCGTCTTGGCACAGGCGGATCCGCCGAACTGTGTTGACGCGCAGCACGTGGCACCACGCGCCATGCTCTCGAGCCAGGGCGCCCCAGGCGCGCGCGGTTGCCTCCTTCCACTCGGTCGAGCCGCCGACCGCAACGCCGACGCGCCCGCCTATGTGGGGCGACACGTCGCCTGGGGTCATGCCATCCTGCACCGCGAGCAACACGCGGGGGGCCTGGTCGAGCAGTCGCGGAAGCCACGCGAGCGACATACGCAGCGACTCGTGACCACCCGCCACGATGTCCGGGGCCACGACGAAATCGGCCCCAGCCCCGAGCGCGTCCACGGCGCGCACGAACGCGGCCACATCGAACGGCGATCCTTGCTGATGTGCCGTCCACGCGCCATTGTCGAGCGCGTACCGGAAGCCCTCGGTCCGCTGCACTCCAGTCGCCGAGACCAGCAGGCGCCACCCCGCTTCGCGCAAGGCGTCCAGGTTGCGCCGGGTGCCGGTCCGGCTGGCGTAGGCGATCATCGTCCCCACCCCAGCGGCCACAGCCGACGCGCCAGCGGCAGCAGGTCCGCCAGCCGCACCACCACCACCCACTCGCCACGGTCCAACCGCGCGAGCACCCACGGAATCCGCCCCGAGGTGCCCGCGTCGTCGATGGCCTGCCGCAGCGCGGCCCACAGGCTGATCGCCTTGCCTCGCTTGACCTCGCAGTGCGTGCCGGGGAGGTCGTCGCAGTCGATGTCGGGCGCCTCGGAGCCGCCAAACCGCGTCTGACCGATGGTGCGGCGCCACAGAAACCCCGTCACCTCGGAGACGGTGTCCGCTGCGTCTCTCTCCCCGTTCGCGCCTTTCCTGCGCTGCATCGCGCCCATCACGCCTCCCCCGCCTGTGCTGTCTCGATGAGCTCGAGCTTGACGAGCGCCCGCACCACGGCGTCCACCATCGGGTCCTGCCCGTGCAGGTGGTACGTGCGAGGCGCCACGAGGTCGGCCCGCACGCCCCAGCCCCCGGCCACGTCCAGGGCGCGGCGTCGCCTCGTGGCGTCGAGGCCCTCGCGGAAGACGACGCGCTTCATGGGGCCACCGGCGCGACGCACGCGGCGTGAACCCACACGCGATGCCGCGGGCCGGAGCGGATCTGGTCGCCCTTGACGAGCGACTCCGCGCAGACGTGGCACCGGTGGGTCGACCACCCGCCGCAGGTGCGGACCGTGTAGCAGGCGCGCGACCAGTCGATGTCGGCGCGCAGCGCGGCCAGGTCGAGGATCGCGAGCTTTCCGCTGGGCCCTCATGCGTCCACCCCCCGCATCCAGCGCGCTTCGGGGGCTCCAATCTCGTCCATTCGGAGATGGGGCGCGCGGTACTTCTGCCCGGACAGCGGCTGGAAGCGACCAAACAGGCCGCGCCAGGACTTCCAGTAGGGGTCAGGTGGCAGAGTCGGCCCCTCGCTGTGATGCCATCCGCGGCGACCCTCGGGCCCGAACTTGTTCGTCCACTTCGCGCGCTGGACCGCGCGGCGGCCAAACGGCTCCGGGTCGTGAGCGTCGCCGCCCGGGTAGTTCTTCGCCGGGCCGTCGGTGGGCATCCACATCTCGATGCCAAACGCGACCGTGACGACGTAGACGACGCCGCGGCGCTCGATCATGGTCGACCTCACCGTCCACCCCCGGAGGGAGCGCCCGCCGTCCCTGCCACCGCGCTCGTACGGTGGGGGACGACGGGCGCCGGTGCCGTGGCCGTGGGGGCCTCGGACGGGAGGATGGCAAACCAGCGGGAGCCAGTGCCGCGCTGACCGTTCCAGCGAGCGCGGCCCTCCTGACGCAGCCGCGCCAGGTCATGCCGTACCGCTCGGTCATCGGCAGCACAGGCCATGCAAATCGACGCGACCGAGGCGCCATCGGGCCACAGCCGCAGCGCGCCCCACAGTAGATCGCGGCGCTCGCGCTCCGGTGGCCTGCCCTCGGCGGTGGCCCTCGGCGGTGCATCCGCGAGACGCCACGAGCACGCGCGGCGGCCGTCGTTGGCGCGACCCGGCACCTTGGCGTCAGTGACGATGTGGCCGGCACGCCGGAGTGCCGTCAGGGCGGAGCGCACGCCCGCGTACGTGCGCCCCGTGTCGGCCATGAGGCCGTACATGGTGACGATGCCCGCGCGGATGCTGTCGAGGACGTCGGCCTGGGCTTCGGGCAGGGCGGACATCAGCGCACCCCTTCGCAGGCCGCGCGGGCCGCCTCGCCAGCGTCCAGCCCAAGCGCATCGGCAACCGCCAGGACGGTGGCCATCCGGCCGCGGAGGTGGCCGTGCACCATCCTGGACAGCGTGGAGCGATCCACCCCCGCATCCCGGGCGACGGAGGAGATCGTCACGCGCTCTCCTCGTGCCCGAGCCTCTTCCTCGCGCCTCGTGATTGCGGCCCGCAGGATCTCCGATAGCGTCACCATGTCCCCCCGTGTGCGGCTCTCGCACATGTGCGACTCCCGCACACTAGCGCGCTCTCCATGGAGGCGCAATGGGGAACCCGTGCCCGCCCTCTCCGCCCAGCTCCGCGCCGCCCGAAAGGATGCCGGCCTGTCCCAGGTCGACCTTGCCGCGGCCCTCGGCTACGAGCGCCACAGCGACGTCAGCCGCATAGAGCGAGGCGAGCAGGCGCCGCGCTCGCTCGATGTGGTCGACCGCTGGGCCGAGCTCTGCGGACGCGAGGTGCACCTGTCCCGCGTGGGCGAGGTGCACGCCGTCGCTGCGGCCGTCGCGTCAGCGGACGACCGGCACCGCGCCCTCGTGGCCCGCCTGCTCGTCGCGCTCCCGACCCTCCCCGATGCGCTGGTAGAGGGCCTCGAGCACGACCTGGACCTGTGGGAGTCGCGCTACGGCTCTTCGAGTGCTCGCGCGCGCACGTAGGCGACCGCCCACGAGACCTCCGCCAGCGCCGCGCGATCCAGCCCCGTGAGATCGTGGCGCAGCGCCGCGGCAAGCTCCGCCCGTCGTAGGCCTCGGTAATCCGGGTGCGCCTCCGCGGCGTCGCGTTGGCGTTGTAGCGGCACGATCGACAGCTTCCGGTGCACGTTGTCCCCCTCGGCGCTTGTCAAGAATGTGTCAACGCAACGTCTGCCGCATTGTGCGTGCCTCGCACACCCCGATAGAGTGTGCACGTACCGCACAGCGGCGTAGGCATGCTGCCCCGTCTCGGTGTGCAACGCAACTTCCGCCTCTTGCAGCCTCTTTCCTCACCTGGAGGTACGTTGAGCGCCGACACCACCCCCGACACCCTCCGCCGCCTCGCCGACTGGTGCGCGGCGTACGGCGTCGCGCCCTGCTCCATCCAACTCGACCGCGGCACGCTCACCGACCTCGGCGTGTCGCCCGAGGACATCGACCGCCTCCGACACGTGCCCGGCGCGACATTCCGCCGGCGGCCGTGGCCTGGTGGCGGCCTCCCCTGGGTCGCCCAGGACGTCGTCACCCTCGATGGCGTGCGCGCGCAGTGCCTCCGCACCCGCGCCGAGGTGGACGCCGACCGCCCGCGGCACCACGACGACGGCTGCCGCGTGTTCGGCGCGGTGAACCTGTGACCGGCCCGAAGACGATTGGCGCATGGGTGCTGGCCCAGCGCACCGCACGCAAGTGGTCGGCGCAGGCGCTGGCCGATGAGGTGCAGGCGACCCGGCAGGCGGTGTCGCTGTGGGAGTTGGGCCACACGCAGCCTCGCTACGAGCACGTTCTCGCGCTGATCCGTGTGTTTGGGCAGGTTCCGCCCGAGTTGGCCGCGGTGCTCCCGTGACCGGCCCCACGCTGGACCTCCTCATCCTCTCGCCGCTCATCGTCGTGCCCTGCGCGGCGTCGGTGGCGCTCACCCTGACGCGCGGCCTCGGTTGGGCGCGTCGCACCTGGGGGCTCTGATGACCGCCCGACCCACCTGGCACGAAATCGAGATGGGCTGTTGGGACGACCGCGACGACGACGGGCCGCCGGAGGAGTGGCTCGCGGCGATGGACGACCTCGCCGTCTCCACCTTCGACGGGCTCGCCCGTGTCGCCGACCTCTTCGACGGCTTCACCAACCCGTTCGACGACCTCGCCAACCTCGAGCGCGAGGCGCTCATCCGAGCCGCCCACGCCACCAACCAGAGCCGGTGACCCGATGCCCCACTCCGAAGCCCTCGGCGACCTCGCCGCCGCTCTGGCCGCCGCCCAGGCGGAGATGCAGCCCGCCATCAAGGACGCGCAGAACCCGCACCTTCGCAACCGCTACGCAGACCTCGGCTCGTGCTGGGATGCGTGGCGCGCCGTCGGCCCTCGCCACGGCCTCGCCATCACCCAAGAGGTGGAGACGACGGAGACGGTCGTGCGCGTCACCACAACGCTCATGCACTCCTCCGGCCAGTGGGTAGCCTCGGACCTCGCGCTGCCCTGGGGCGAGTCCAAGGGCACGACCGCCGCGCAGGCCATCGGCAGCGTCATCACGTACGGACGGCGCTACGGGCTGTCGGCGCTGGTGGGCATCACAACCGACGACGACGACGGCGCCACCGCTGGACAGCGACGCCCGGAGCAGCGTGAGGCGCCGAAGCCTGCGCCGAAGCCCAAGGCCGAAATCCAGGCGGAGGAACACCATGAGTCGTGGAAGGCCGATCAGGGTCGGTTCTTTGCGCGGCTCAACGAGCTCGGCATTGACTACGAGCGGTTGAAGGCGGTCCTTCATGCTCGAGGCCGCCCCAAGCCCTCGGCGATGACGCGAGACACGCGGGAGGCCGTTGTGACGTGGTTGGCGACCGAGGTTGGACGAAAGGCGTACGAAAGCGGCGGCGCCGCGTCGGAGGCGAAGTGAGACACCGCACCCAAACCGTGTTCCTCGACCTCGAGACGCTGCCAGCCCTCGATTGGACCGACGGCGACAAGGCCCGCGCCGCCCGCAAGGCGGTGCCCGGGAACTACACCAAGCCCGACAGCATCGAGAAGTGGATCGCGGAGAACGCGGACGACGTGTGGCGGCGCACCGCCATCGACCCCACCCGAGGCCGTATCCTCGCGATCGGCCTCGCGGTGGACGATGGCCCGGTGGCCACCCACTACAACGAGGGCGGCACGCTCGAGGGAGAGCGCACCCTGCTCGAGGCGCTGCTCCCCCACATCGGCGACAACGTGTCGACGACGTGGGTCGGGCACAATGCGATGGCGTTTGACTTCAAGTGGGTCAAGCGGCGTTCTGCCAAGCACGGCCTCTACGACCTGTCGGGTGCGTTCCACGTAGCGAAGCCCTGGGAGTCCCACCTCGTCGACACGCTGGCCGTCTGGAACGCCCCGGACCGCACCGGCGCCGGCTCCATGGACGCGCTGTGCGAGTTCTTCAACATCTCCCGCGCCGACAACCCGATCACCGGCGCCGAGGTGTTCGACCGCTGGGCCGCCGGCGACCACGAGGCCATCATCGCCCACCTCGTCGACGACGTGGCCCGCCTCCGCGACGTGTACCGCATCATGCAGCGGTGTGGGTGGTGCTCGTGAGTGACGCCCAGGCCATCGCCCTCGCGCGTGCATTCGCCCACGCCGCCGACATGGAACTCGCGACCGCACCCCGGACGCTCTCCGACCTCGCCCGCGAGCGGCTCGTGACGGCAGCGCGCACCCTGCGCCACTTCGCCGACCGCCTCGCCGCCGGCGCCCACCTCGAGCTCCCCGAGCCGGAGCCGGTGACGCCCGCGCCGAAGCCGCCCATCGGCGACGGCTGGGTGACGGTGCCCGAGGCCGTCGGTGAGGCGCTGTGGCGCGCGGTGGACGAGCCGGTGCTGGTGGAGGTCATCGGCTCCGTTCGCCAGGCGACGTGGATCCCCCGGAAGACCGGCCAGCCGCTGCTGCGCTGGTGGTCTTCGCCGCGGACGCGGGGCGGTGTGCGGCAGTGGCTGGTGAACGTGCACATGAACGAGGAGACCCGCTGATGCGCCACATGGCCCTGCTGCTCGCCGTCGGCGCCTTCGCCGGGTCGGCGCCGATGCCCTACGACCCCACGCCCGAGTTTCGCCTGTGGCGCGACCCGAAGCCCACCGAACCCGACCCGGACGCCGTCGAGCGCATCGCCCGCGCCGAGGCCAAGCAGGCGCGAAAGCGCGCGAAGCGGCTGGCCAACGCCGCGAAGGAGACTCGCTGATGCCGACCGACACCTCCCTCCCCATCAACATCGCGCGGCTCGCCCTGGCCCTCGGACGCGTCGACCGCATCACCCAGCACCCCGACGGCTACCCGGAGAGCGACACCGACCACACGGTCATGCTCGCCCTGGTCGCCGCCGAGATGGCGCCGGCCCGCCTGGACCGCGGCCGCGTGCTCGCGTACGCCCTCGTCCACGACCTCGTGGAGGCGTACGCCGGCGACACGCCCACGCTCGTCGCCCTGGACGACGCCGGCCGGGCCGCGAAGGACGCGCGCGAGGCCGCCGCGCTGGCCCGGATCCGCGCCGAGCTGGGCGCCGAGTCCTGGGTCGTCCGCACGATCGAGGCCTTCGAGGCGCAGGGCGATCCCGAAGCGCGCTGGGTCAAGCACATGGACAAGTGCGTCCCGAAGCTCACGCACGCGCTGAACGGTGGGCGCGCGGTCCGCGCCCAGGGCCTCGGCCTCGAGGACGTGCAGCGCCGGGTGGAGGGGCAGCTCGCGCACGCGGCGCGGACGAGCCCCGACCTGCCGGAGGCGGTGGAGTTGGGGCGGGCGCTGCTCGGGGTGGTGGTCGAGACCTGGAGCGAGTCGAGCGGCGGGCTGGTGATGGACCTGATGTGCGTCGAGGACGTGATCGAGAACGAACTCGCCCAGGGCCTCGGACAGAAGCAGATCGCGATGACCTACGGCCTGGCGCTCCGGTCGTCGTGGCCGACGGACTGGCATCGGGTCAACGCCGCCATCGTGGCGAAGTGGCCCAAGGCGCTGGACCGCATCAAGCGCGCGGCCTGGGAGGGCAAGTGGAACGGCGTGCCGTTCGGCGGAGGTTCCGATGCCCGCTGATCTGCCGATGCACACCCTCGTCCGCGTGTGGCCGGGCGCCCGGCCGGGCCGCTCCGGCGTGACCCATACGGTGACCGACGCTCGCGAGGTGGACGGCGACCCCTGCGTCTACGTGTCGAGCACCACCGACAGCGATGGCCGCCGCGTTCCGGGCGGCCTGTACGCACTGACCCACGTCGAGCGCGAGGAGGCTTCCGATGCCCGCTGACCTGACCCTTCCTGGCACGCTGCCGGGCCTGCTGCGCCGCGGGAGCCCCATCCTCGACCGCAACGAGCCCGGCGTTGTCGTGCGGCTCCCCATGGCGACGCTGGGCGAAGACAACCCGCGCGTCGTGATGGCGTTCGGGCGCCAGGGCTCGCCGCCGCTGTCCGTGCTCGCCCTCGACCTCACCGACCCGACCGGCCGCGCCCACGCGGCGTGGTGGGCTCGGGAGAGGTTGCCCGACAGCCCTGACATGCCGGGCTCCGTCGTGGACTGGATGCTCACCCGGAACATGACCACCACGGACGCGGACCGCTCCGACGCCGACATCGCCCGCCTCCGGGACCTGTGCCTGCGGCTCGCGGAGGTGACCCGTGGGTAGCCGCGACAACCCCGGCACCAAGCGCCACCTGACCGTCGGCTGGTGTTGGCGGTGCGACCTCGACGGCGATCCGGCCGTGTGGGGCATCTACGGCCACGTCCCCGACGACGAGGCGCGCGCCATCGTGGACGCCTACGAGCATGAGCCCCCGACGCCCGGCATAGACGATCGCTGGCTGGGTAGCTCCATCACCCGCGACTGGCGGCGGACGGTTCCGTGCCGTCGCCACGAGTGCGCGGGCGAGTGCTCCGGGTCGCACCTGGAACCCGCGAACGGCCCCGGGCGCGGCGCGTCCCCGTTCACCTGGGTGGAGGTGCCGTATGCCCGCTGACCTCACCGCAACCGCCGCGCGCCTCCGGGCGCTGCTGACCGAGCCCGCCCCTGGCCCGGCCGGCGTGGCCCCGCTCGCACTGCCGCTCGGCGTGCCGGCGCAGAACGACCGCATCGGAGCGCGGATGTACGACGCGACCGGGCGCGCCCGAGGGGCGTTTCTTCGCTGTTCCTGCCAGCGCCAGCTTCGACGCTGCCCTGACCGCGTGCGAACTCGCGGCAGGCATCGGGAGGACCCCATGACCACCACCGTCTGGCTCGTCGCGTGGGCCCCAAGGCACGGCAGCCTCGTCCTCGACGCTCGCGGCCCCGAGGTGTCCGCCGACATCGACTACCACGTCAGCGGGGCAGGCCACACCGCCCGCGGCATCTACCGCATCACCTGGGCCAGCATCGACGACGAGGCGGCCACCGTCGAGCGCGTCGGGGACCTGCCGACGCTGGAGACCCCATGAGTGCTCTCACCCTTCGCGACCGCGCCGACGCCATCCACCACCTCGCGTGGCTGGACGATGAGGCGCCGTTCACGCCCGTCCTCGCGACGGTGGCCAACCTGACCGACACTCCAGCCCACACTGGCGACCTTTCCGACGAGGCCCGCGCCGCCGGCTACCTCCGCGCCGCGCTGCACCTGGCGTGTTTGGCTGCCGCCGATTCGGGCGAGGCCAAGCCCGTGCACCGGGCCATCACCGCCCTCGAACGCGCCCTGGCCAAGCTGGAGACCCCATGACCCCCACCCACCTCGGCGACCTCTGCGTGTACGCCGTCCGCTACGCGCTGGGCCGCACCTCCGGCGCACCCTCCGACGTGGCCTCCGCCGTGCGCGTGGCGTGGCCCGCCATCACCGACGACGCCCGCGCCACCCTCCTCCGCGACCTGCGCGAGGCCATCGAGGACGACGACACGGACCGCAGGATCGGACGCCGGACCGGGCGCCGCCTCGGCCACGACTGCGACCGCGAGACCTGGACCAGCCTCCTCCGCGACCTGGAGACCCCATGAGATGCCATCCGAGCGGCAACCGCGACGGCCTCCTCGCGTTCGCCGCTCATGCTCGCCAACGCATGGCCGCCCACGACGACGAGGTAGATCGGTGCAACGCCACGCTCGACAGCGCACGCAGCTCCGTCCAGGCCAACGCCGCGAAACGCCTCGGGGCGTCGGCGCTGTGGCGCGCGATGGCGTGGAAGCAAGCCGCTCGGGAGGCCGAGCGGATGGCGGAGGCGATGCCCGAGGATCCGGAGGTGGGTGATGGGTGAGCAAGTGCGCCTGACGGTGCGCCGCTGCGGCGTGACCATCGCCCGGATTGGCGTGCGCCGCCTCCACCGGCATCTGCCGAAGCCGCCCCCGTCCGCGTTGGTGGCCTTCGAGGCAGTGCGCGAGGATACCCGCTGGCCTTGTGGCTGGGTGCTCGTCGGGCGCCCGACCTCGCGCGTCCTGCAAGAGCGCGGCTTCGTCGAGGTGACCCGCTGCGCGACTGATGGCACCGGCAACGCCTGCTCGGCGCTGTACGGCGCGGCGTCCCGGTGGGCGAGGAAGAACGGGACCCCGGTGCTGACCTACACGCTCTTGAGCGAGCCGGGGACGAGCCTTCGCGCCGCGGGGTGGGTGGAGATTGGGGCCACCGAGGGCGGCCAGTGGGACGTCCCGAGCCGACGGCGCGCGCTGCGCTCGGGCGAGGTGGCGCTTCCGAAGCGTCGATGGGCGCCGGTGTGGTGCGCGGACACGATCCGCGATTCGATGCGGGAGGCAGCATGAGCAGCGCCCGCGCCGCCCGCGCCGCCCTGGGTCCCGCGGCGGTGGTCTCCGTCGCGCAGGCGGTGGAGTGGCTGCCGTGGCGCGCCGCGGAGGCTCGCGCGTGGCTCGAGGCTGCTGGCGTCATCATCCGCCGCCCCGGCCTGCCTGCGCCCGTGGTGCGCTGGGGTGACGTGCTGGTGGCGCTGGCGGAGGAGCGGGAGGAGGAGGCGAGGCCGACGCCGGTTGCGTTACCACGGAAGAAGCTGAAGGGGTGACCGTGGAACGACCGAAGCCCATCCACCTAGGCACGATGGCCGCCATCCGTGTGCACCGCGGACCTCGCGCTGACGGCCGCTGGTACTGGAAGGCCGACCGCCCCGACGGCCACAGCGGGCGCGTGCACGTCTGGAGCGGCTGGGGCACCCCGGACGAGGCGCAGGCCGCCGTGGTGGCCACGCTCGGGGGCGTGACGCAGCGCCCTGACGGTGCGACGGTGCGGGACCTGCTGGAGACGTGGGGGGCAGCGATGGACGCGCGCGCCGACCTCGCGCAGAAGTCGAAGGAGAACGCGGAGATCGTCAGCAACCGCCTCCTCGCCATCCTCGGGGGCGTGCTCCTCGACCGCCTCGACCGGCGCACGCTGGAGCGCTACCGCGACCAGCGCCAGCGCACCGGGCGGGCGTCGACGGTGCGGCTGGACCTCCGGATCCTGCGCCAGGCGTGGCAGTGGGGGCGCGAGGTGGGCATCGCCCCGGAGCGCGATCTACCGCTGGTCCAAGTGCGCCCGCGCCCCGACGAGCCGACGAGCAAGCGCACGCCAGACACGGAGGACGTGCTCCGGGTGCTCGACGAGCTGCTACCCGCCGGCCGCCGCCGCGCCGAGTGGCCCGCCCGTGCGGCGTGGCTGCTGCTGGCCACCGGCTGTCGCATCGGGGAGGTGGCCACCCTGGCCCGGGGCGCGATGGACCTCGAGCGGGGCGAGCTCCACGTGAAGGGCAAGACCGGCTCGCGGGTGGTGCCGCTGCTCGCCGAGACGGTCGCCGAGCTGCGGACGTGGGACCTGCCCAGCGACCCCCAGGCGCCCGTGTGGGGCGTCTCCTACGCCACCATGAGGACGGGCCTGCCGATGCGTCTGCGGAGCGCGTGCAAGCGCGCGGGCGTGCCGGCGTGGACGCCCCACGCGCTGCGCCGTCACGCGGTCGACGCGCTCTACCGTCGCGGCATCGACCCGACCGTGGCGGCGGCGCTGCTCGGCCACTCGCCCGCGGTGGCGATGGCGTACTATCGGCAGGCCGCGAGTGGGGACCTCCGGGAGGCCATGGAGCGGGTGAAGCTGGGGGCGATGCCCCGGGACAACGTGCGGAAGTTCGGCGGAGGTGAGGACCCGACTTGACGGTACTTCGGCGCGGTGGTAAAGTAAGTGCATCAACAGGGAGCCGCCGTGAACGCTACCGAGACCGAGACCGACGCCCTCACCGAGATGCTACGCGTGTCCCGCGCCGCGCAGGGCCACGGCGCCGCCCTTGCCAACGTGCGCCGCGAGTGCGCCATCGCGATCGATGCGGCTTGCGCCCCGATGCGCGCCCGAGGCGTGGACGTGGACGCGTTGCTCGACGCGCTTGACGCGCAGCTGGACGCCGAGTGACCGCCGCCCGCAAAGACCGCCTGCGCGGGCTGCTCGCTGACGCGACGCCTGGACCGTGGGCGATGGAGCCCAGCCCGCCGCGCCTGTTCCGCGTCGTCTCCGGCCTGGACCGGCTCGGCTCGGTGGTGTCGTCCGCAATGTGGAGCGGCGCGGACGCCGCTCTCATCGCCGAGAGCCGCAACGCCCTCCCGGGGCTGCTCGACGAGGCCGCCAACGCTGCCGGCCTTCGCGCCGAGCGCGACGCCCTTGCGGCTACAATGGCCCCGGACGAGGCGCTCCGCGTTCACCTCCGCCACTGCGCGGCGTGCGCGGGCCCGAACGACGGGTGCGACCTGGGTCAAGAACTGGAGGAGCGCTGCCACCGCGGTGGATGGGACGCGCCGGCCCGCCCGCCGGCCCGCCGGTGGTGCCCCGAGTGCCAGCGCGAGGTCATGCCCGAGGACATGGGCAAGCCGGCGTGCCCCGGCTGCGGTGTCGCATGAGCCTCGCTACCCTCGTCTACGTCCCGCGCTACGTTGGGGGCGAGCGACGCGACGCCTTCCGGCTCGTCGAGGTGGTCTCCGATCGCCTCGCGGTCCGAGTGTTCGAGGCGACTTGGGTGGACGACGCAGGGCCCGCCTCGGTGGGGACGGTCCGCCGCTTCGAGCGGGACGAGGTGCGCTCGACCTTTAAGGGCCGCAGCGTGGAGATCCGCAAGGCGCGTGCCGTGTACTGGCGCGCCGTCCCGGTCAGCGGGCCAGCGTTGACCTTCGACAACCGAGCCTCCGCGCTGCGCTACCTGCGCGAGCGCTGCAAGGTGTCCCCATGACCCGCGGCCCCCGCAAGGGCGCCGGTGGCCGCCCACCCATCGCCGATCGCGCCACCGTTCGAACCACCCGCGTCGAGACGCTCGTCAACGCCGACGAACTCGCGGCGCTAGCTGGGTGCGATGCCCCGGGACAACGTGCGGAAGTTCGGCGGAGGTGAGGATCCGACTTGACGGTACTTCGGCGCGTGGGTAAAGTAAGTGCATCAACAGGGAGCCGCCGTGAACGCGCACCGCAACCTCTTCCCGCGCCGCACGCTCACCGTCGGATCGCCGCGCCGGACGAGCGCCACGCACTACCGCATCGAAGGCGTCTCGCACGATCCGGACGGGGCCGCTTGTGTTGACCGGATCTGGACGTACGTCTGGCAGGGCTACGGCAAGGGCAGCCTCTCGGTGGCGTGGCCCGATGGAACGGTGGCGCCGCTCGCTCCGCGGCACCGGGCGCAGATCATCCGCGCCGCGCGGAAGGCGATCGACGCGCTGATCGAGCAGGAGAACGGATGATCGCCTTCGTGCGAGTCCTCTACACCGAGCCGGACCCCAGCACCTACGGCGGGATCCACCTGCACATCGACGGCTGGGAGCGGCTGTTCGCGAGCGGGACGCCGACGGTGGACTACTTGGCGGCGTGCGTCGTCACAATGGACCGCCTCGGCGAGAACGCCCGGATGATGGGGTCGAGTTCGATCGACCATTTTGTGATGGACGGCGGCGATCTCGAAACCGAGCACCCCACCCCGCAGCAGGTACAGGCCGCGATGCGCCTGGCCCGGGAGAACGGATGATCAGGCGGCTTTTGTGCTGGTTCGGCTTGCACAGGCACAGCTTGCCGAAGGATCTCGACGCGCGGAACATCGTTCGCACCTGCGGCGACCGCGGGTACACGCAGATCATCGACACGTTCCGCGGATCGGTGCTCGCGGAGGGTTACCCCGCGCCGAAGGCGCCGAAGTGACCCGCGGCCCGAAGCCCGGGACCGGCGGCCGCCCGCCCGCCACCGACCGCGCCACCGTCCGGACCACCCGCGTCGAGACGCTCGTCAACGCCGACGAGCTCGCCGCCATGGAGCGGCACCGGCGGCAGGGCGAGACGCGCGGTGCGCTCGTGCGGCGGCTGGCGTTGGCGGGAGTGGAGGCGCTGAACAACGTGCGCCGGATGCCCGGCGGGGAGGAGTGATGGATCCGTACGTGCAGCACCGCCACCTCGTCGGCGCTCTGCGGCTGCGGACCGCGTGCGGCCGAGAGGTGCCGATGGAGGAGTGGCCACTATTCCTCGACGACCACAAGGCCGTGACGTGTTTCCCATGCCTGGACGCGATGCACAAGGCGGTGGCCAACCTGTCTGCCCGAGCCTTCGACCTCGGCGACCCTGCCCCAACCCTGCCCCAACCCTCCGTGACATCGTAGGTCGCAGGCCGATAGCTCACCCTCTCGGTGATACTGTCGAGCCCTGAACAAGCGTTGTTAGCCCGCCGACTTTCGCGACCCTGGGGCAGGTTGGGATAGCCCCGCGGCACCCGAAACGGCCCGAACCTGCCCCACCTGCCCCACGGGTGGATGCCCGATTCTTCGACGGAGCCGCGTACCTACCCCGGGACGAAGTAGGCGGGGATCATCTGCCCGTATGCAGCCGACGCAGCGGCCTCCCGGTCGTCCGGGCTGCCCTGCGCGTCGAAGGCCGCCAAGCACGCCTCGCGCTGCGCCTCGGTCAGCGGTCCCGAGGCGTCGCCGTCTGCGCGACGGCACAGCGGGAGCACCCTGACCAGAGCATCGCGCCAGGGCTCGCCGGGCAAGCGCTCCACGATGGTGACGTGGGGTTCCAACTCGAGAGCCATCAGATCACCCGCCACGACAGAAGGTCCGCGTACGCGCCTCGGGCGTTGCCGCCCGCGAGGTGCAGGCCGGGGCCGATCACGCGATCCGGTGTGATGAACGTGCCGACGGCCTCGCTGAAGACCTCGATCCAAACCTCGCGATCGTGCGAAACGTAGAAGTAGAGGTTGCTCCCGTCCCGCACGATCTTCGCGAACCAGTAGACGTTCGCCGACTGGATCAGCGTCGTAGACCGCGCCGTCGAAGAGAAGGTTCCGAGCGGGTTGTCCTTCTGGACGATCAACAACCCATCGCCGCGGACGTACATGAACATCGCGCGGGTCGAGCCAGTCGCGTAGAAGCCGCCGAGCACCAACACCTGCGTTGTTGCCGCGTTGCCGACGGACATCGCGCGGACGACGATCTCGATCTCGTAGGTGGCCGCGGGCTCGGCTCGATACCACTCCGATCGCGCCGTCGCGCCGGCCACCGGCAGGTCGATCCGCAGGTGGCCATCCACCGCGGTCTGCGCGGCGGATGCGTGCGAGCTCGCGGCCTTGGTCCAGCCCGTGGTGGGAGGCGCCCAGAGCTTGCCGACGCCGGACAGGTAGTCCACCCACCCCGACCCGTCGTGCCGCCGGATGATGCCGGTCTCGTCGACCATGTGCATCGCGCCCAGCGCGCCCGCGGGGGCGCTGGCGTAGGTGCCCGCCGTGATGAGCGTGCCCCACGAGGGGTTGGCCGCCGCTCCACCCGTGGTCAGCACCTGGCCCGCGGTGCCCACCGCCAGGCCGTCCCACGTCGACGCGCCGCGGTAGAGGACCTGGCCCTGGGTGCTCGTGCGCCAGTCGAGCACCTGCGACGCGGTGACCTCCTCGGCGTCGCCGCTGCCGCCGCTGTTGCGCCCGAGCACCCGCTGCGTAGCGGAGATGTCCTGGAGCTTGGCGTACGTCACCGCCCCAGCGTCGATGGTCCAGACGGAGCCCGAGCTGGACACGGTGACGTCGCCCTTGTCGCCGTCGGAGACCCCGCCGCCCGGCGCCGCCTGCCACGACGGGTCAGCGCCCGCGCCGTTGCTGGTCCAGACGTGCGTGGATGTGCCAGGGGTGGCCACCGCCCAGCCCGACGCGCCGCGGTAGAGGATGGAGCCGCGGGTGCTGCCGAGGACGTCGAGTAGGGCGGACGCGCCGATGTAGGCGGAGACGTTGGCGGGGCCGCTGCCGCTCGTCTGCCACGTGACGTTGAGCCCACCCGCCGCCGCGGCGGGCGTGGCGTTGTCGAGGTCCACGTCGGTGACCGCCGAGCCGTTGACGGTCACGGTGTCGCCGCCGCCTCCGCCCGCGGGCGTGTCCCAGGTGCCGTCATCCTTGAGATACAGCCCCGTCGGCGTGCCAGGCGCTGGCACGAGGCCCTGGGTGTCGGCCTGGAAGATCCGCAGGAGCGCCGTGGCCTGGGCAGGCGTCAGCTCCTGGAGCTCGCCGCCGTCGAAGCCCAGCCGCCCCCACAGGCGCGCACCGCGTGACCTGCTGCGTCTCATCGGCTCGTCCCCATCCACAGCGCCACCAGCCGCACGCCCGCCGCGTACGGCTTCGCGCGGTCCGTCCACCGCTGCGCGCCGACGTGGTAGAGGCGAGCCGCGAGCGGCCCACGGTCCACGTGCACACCCGCCAGCCTCGGCCCGCCGGTCACGCTTGAGTCGAGCGTGACGCCGATCGTGGGGTCCGCCCAGGTGCGCCACAGCCAGGTGTGCCCGAGGTCGCCAGGGCGCACGGTGCGGTCAGGGCCGGACAGCCTCCGCCACCCCTGGACTACGTGCCAGGTGTACGGTCGTGGCGTGGCGACCTCGTCGCCGATCTCGAGGTAGGCTTCGACGCTCGACCACGGCGCCAGCCCATCCCACACGTTGGCGCGCCTCCACCACGCATCGCCGGGCAGGTGCGGCAGCGCGTAGGCGTCGCACACCAGGCGGGCCACCCACTCGCAGCACGGCCACCCGTGGCCCGTCGCGGTGCGGTCGGGATGCAGCGCGAGCACGCGATCGGCAGCGTCGAGGATGGCGTCCGTCACATCGGCCCCCGCGTCGTCGCCCACTCGGCCACGACCACCAGCGCCAGGACCGCGATCGTGACGCCCACGGCGATGCAGAGGTGCGCGCTCATGGGGCCCCCGGCGCGACCGGGATCGCCTTGGTCAGGGCGGCTACGTCCGCGGCCGTCCACCCGAGCACCGCGAGCAGGACGACGACCAGGAGCGCGGCGAGAGCCACGGTCCCCTTGGACGGGTTGGCGATGACCTCGCACGAGTGCCGCCAGACCCGCTCGATCCAGTGCGGTTGGGTGACCGCCTCGAGCACATCCTCAATCCGCTCCTCCAGCGAGTCGAGACGCTCCTGCACCGTCGCTCTCCACGCCGCCTCTCGAGCATCGCCCGGCGTCACGTCCGGCCAGGGCCTGGCCTCCGCTCGCTTTGCCGCTCTCGGTGCCATCAGCCCTCCTCATCATCGTTCGGTAGAAACGCCATTACCACGCGCGTCGTTGCACCGAACCAGTTCGGCTGCGCCGACAGGATCAGCCCCTTCCGGGTGCCGTCGAAGTCCGCGCCGAAGCGGTCGGTGAGCCCCAGCAGCCGCGCGTCGAGCGTGCAGGTGTCGCCGGGGGCAGCCTGGCCCGCCCACCACCCCGCCATGGTGACCTCCACGCGCTCGGGGGTACGTTGGTCCCAGGGGGCAACGCGCGCGCCGATCTCCTGCCGCCAGTCGGTCGACTCGGCGATGCTGCCGAGCGCCGCGAACTGGCACATGCGGGTCAGCGTCCCGCCGTCGGGGAGGTGCGCGACGTCCTCGGTAGACGCGACGTAGGCGTGGCTCGAGATCACGCGCTCGATCTCGACCGTGGAATACTCCATCGGGCACGTCGGATCATATGCGTCATAGCTCTCGATGCGCTGAAGCCCCGTCTCCGGGCTGATGTCGATGTGCCCCGGCGTCGTGTAGAGCCAGGGCGCGACCGCGCACCGGACCGTGATCTCGCCCTGACGCATCGCGACGAACATCCCAGCCGGCGCCATCCAGCCTTGAAGCCAGCCGATCCCGTTCGTCTGTGCGGTCGTGCTGTAGACGTGCCAATCGACGGAGCCGCCGGCGGGATCCATGATCGCCTTGAAGGCTTGCGCGTCCTCCTGGTCGACGATGGAGCGCGGCAGGGCGAAGCCCCACGAGGCCGGGAGGGTGTCGTAGTTCCCGTTCGTGCCAGCGCCCGTGCTGTGCAGGATCCGGAGCGCCACCACGATCGGGTGCCCGACCATGTAGGCCACCTCGTCGACGTCCGCGCCGTTGGCCGCGCTCGCGACGAGGACGTTGTCCGGATCCGAGCCAAGCTCGCCGTCAAGGACGCCGGTGAAGCTGGTGGCCGTTGTCCCGGTGTACGTGTCGAGGAAGTCGCCGTTCTTGCCGGTCACCAACAACGCGCCGACTCCCCCGCCGTCGTCGCGAAACCCCGTCGTCGAGGTCACCGCGATCGAGGTGTGGCCGTCGCCGAGCCCCGCGGTCAGCGTCGTGTCCGCGAGGTCCCAGAACAGCGGCGCCTCGTTGGCCGTCGCGACGAACCTGGACCGGAGCGCGCCGGTGATCTCCTCGATCTGGAGCATCCACAGGCCGTCGGCGTTGCGCCGAAGCGACCGAACGACGCCGCGGAACACCGCCGCGAAGGTGGACGGATCGCTACTGAACCCGACCCGAAGCGTCACCACTTGCCCGCGGGCGGTGTACGGGCGGACGTCGCTCCCGATGATCGCGATCGTGAGCGTGCCGCGAGTCGCCGTCCACTCGCGGACGGCGAGCTCGCCATAGCTGATCGAGTGCCCGCGCTCGGCGATGACCGGGGTGTAGCCGGGCGTGGCGAAGCTCGAGAGCATGAGCGACCCGCCCCAGGAGGGCAGGCCCTCGGGCACGGACTCGCTCTCCAGCAGGTAGCGGGGGAACCGCGCCGGGCCGGGCAGGAGTTGGTCAATGAAGGCCTGATCCCAGGGCATTAGTCCGACCTCGACTTGTCGATCTCGGGCCCGCGCGTGTCGAGCTCGAGGATGTCGTCGATCGTCCACTCGCCGTCCGTCTCCTCGTCGCCGATGACGTGTGCGCTCCCCAGGTCAGCGAACGCGCCGTACGCCGTCGGGTGGACCTCGAACACGGCGGCGAACGTGTGGACGACCTGCCGGTCGGTCGTGAGAAGCTGGCGCCGGCGGCCGTCGATGGGCAGGCGAAGCGCCGGGAAAAAGCCCCGGTGCCGGACCAGCACCCACGGCTCCTCGATCAGATCGTGGATGACGCCCGCGATCGTGAGCGTCGAGCCCGAGACGCCCGACAGGACCGCGATCTCGCTGCGCGCCTCGGGCTGGCTCGTCTCAAGAACGATCTCGTCCGAGGTCGCGAGCGCGGCTGTGGGTGCCAGCGTCGACCATGGCTGATCGCCCAGCACGAGCGAGGTGTCTCCGCGCGCCGGGGAGGTCACCAGGAAACCCGCAACGGCCTTGCCGACGTCGCTCGCGAGGGCAAAGGAGCCGCCTCGGAGCAGGTGCCCCTCAAGGGCCTTGAGGCTGCGGTAGAGGGCGTGATCGTCGAACCGCTCGATCGACACGCGGACCATCCGGTCGGTGAGCGGCTGGATCGAGAAGTGCGCGCCGGTCGCCGACCGCGCTCCGAGCACCGTCGGCACGGGCCAGTCGTCGAGGTCGGACAGCGGGCCGCCGATGTCGATCGCGGTGACCGTTCCGCCGATCTCCGGGTACCACCAGGCGTAGGCGTTGCCCATGGTCAGCCTCCCACCGGGTCGAGAGAGGTCCCGATGCCGTACGATCCGAGCTGCCGGCGGAGACCGTCGGCGATCTGCCGCATCGCCTCCTCGTTGTTGCCGACCACGGTGCCGATCTGCACGTTGACCGTCTGCGCGTTGCCGCCCCGCTGGAGGACCTGCGACATCTGCGACGACTGCGACCGCGCGAGATCCCCGGTGTCCTGGGTCAGGCGCCTGGAGCTTCCGCCGCCGCCATCGCCCTTGAAGGCCCCGAACCACCCCTGATCGTCGGGGCTGATGTCGAGGCCGAAGAGGCGTCCGTCGAGGATGTTCGTCCCGGTCGTCTTGCTCTTGTCGCCGCGGAACAGGTTCGAGAAGAACTCCTTCACGGCCTCCCACATGTCACGGAGCATCTGCCCGAACCCGTCGATGAAGCCTCGCACCATGTCCGGGATCGCCTTGTAGAACTCGACCATGATCCGCAAGGGCAGCGTCGCGACGGCCAGGATCAATTCCGGAGCGGCGGCGACGATGGCAAGCACGATCTCGTCGATGGAGCCGACGATCTCGCTGACGAGGTCCGGCAGGTCGACCAGCAGATCCGGCAACGTCTCCGACAGCAGCGTCTCAAGGATGCCGGGAAGGTCGCGGACGAACCCGAACGCCTGCTCCACGGCGTCGTCGATGAGCGTGGACAGCTGCGGCAGCAGTTCGATCACCGTGGCCGCGATGGCGCCCGCGGGCCCGAGCGCCGTGAGGATCCCGCCGAGCCCGCCCTGGAGCGCCCCGGCGATGTTGCTGACGGCGGACATCGCGCCGTCCATGTTCGCCTGCTTGATCTCGGCCGTGAGCGACGCCTCCACCCGGGCCATGCTCGCGTCGATCTCGGCCGAGGTAGGCACGTCGATCGCCTGAAGCGCGGCCATGACGCCATCCGTGGGCATGGCGGTTTCCAGGCCCTCGGTGAGCGCTTTCGCGTCCGCCGCGGCCTTGGCCTCGAAGGCCCCGCGCATCCGCATCCCCTCGTCCATGGCGGCGATAAGGTCGCGCATGTCTTTGGCGGCCTGGGCCGTGGCCGCGGCCTCTGCGCGACGAGCCTCCGCGGCCCGCTTGGACGCCTCCGCGGCCTGGTCCGTCACGCGCGCCGTGTCAAAGTCCCCTTTCGCGGCGAAGCCGAGCATTTCGGCCATCGTGTCCGTAGTGGCCTCGACCTCGTTGCGGTACTCCCGCCCTATGTCTCGCAGGTTCTCGAAGGTTTTCAGCAGCGCCGCGCCCTGCGGACCGATGGCCAGCGCAACGGCGGGTCCCAGCTCGAGCATGAGATCGAGCAGCCCGCCGGAGCCGCCGACCATCTCCGCGATCAGCCCGAGGTTACGCATGAACCCGGTAGTCGCCTCGATCGCCGAGGTGACGTCAGCCGCAAACGAGCCCGCGAGCGCGATCCCGGTGGTCTCCGAGGCGGTGCCGAGCGTCTCCAGGGCGACGCTAGCGTCCCGGATCGCCGCCACCTGCTCGGGCGTGACGAAGTCCGGGGCTACGCCCGCCTCCTCGAGCGCGTCGAGCCAGTCGTTCGCCTGGATCACGAGTTCGAAGATGGCGGTCGCGGTGAGCCCGACCGCCGCCGTAACCGCCGCCGCACCGACCGCCATACCGCCGAGCGCTACCACGGTTCCGGAGATGGGGTTGGCCAGCGCGGCCATCGTGTCGCCAGCCCCGCCCATGGCGCCGCCGAGGGCCTGGAAGCCGGGGATCGGCACCTTCTGGAGCATCTTCCCAAGCTCGTCGATCTCGCCGCCAAGCTTCGTGGTAGGCGTCTTGTCAGCCGCGATCCTTACCTTCTCGATGCTCTCCGCGAGCCGCTCCGCTTCTTTGTCGGCGTTGCCTTTGATCTCGAAGAACCACTGGATCACCCGAGAAGCCATCACACGCCCCCGAGGTTGATCGTCGGGAAGACCATCGCGTCGGGGCTGGCCCGCAGCGCATCGGAGAGCGCCTGATCGCCGGCGTCACGGCAGAGCTTGACGAACGCGAGATCCTCGTGCGGGAGGTCCCGGATCACCGTGGGGAGCACGCCGTATCGCCGAGCGAGCATGTCACACGCCAGCAGGAGCTCGGGTTGACGCGACCACGGGCCGAAGGCGCTCCCGGGCGGAGCTGTGACGCTGGGCCGCCGATGCGATGGCGGTGCGCTCGGAGGCCACCAGGGCGCTCACGGGGAGCACCCGATCGGCCGGCTCGCCGATGGTGAAGCCACCCGCCTCGAGGGCCGCGCCGTCGAGCATCGCGGGCGCGGTGCCGTACACGCCCGGCTCGACCTCGTCCGCGGCGACGCCGATCGCGACGACCGCCGCGCACACCCACGCGTCGTTGGCCGACTGAAGCTGGTCGGCGAGCTCGGGGTGTCGCGCGAAGTGCTTCATCGCGCGCTCCATCCGGCGCGCCTCCTTGGTCGCGCGGTGCTCGGCGACCTTCTCCGCGGGCTTCCCGGCGGCCACCTGGGCCTCGTCCTCGGCCTCCTGGGTCACCTGCGCGGCCTCGATGAGGCCCGGCAGCATCGCCAGCCCCGCCTCCCGAAGCTGGGCCTGGGTGGGCCGGCGTAGCTGGACGCAGACCCCCGAGGGCACCACGCACCAGGCGTGCTCGCTGCGTCCTCGCAGCATCTCGATGGCACTCATCTCCCCTCCCCTGGGACGGCCTTGCGCCGCCGATGTGTCGCTGGCTCGCCGCGCGTCGGATCACGTCTTGTAGGTCGCGGAGGCGTTCGTGAGGCGGATCTTCAGCCCCTGGTCCGTGCCATCCGCGAGGCCGCTCCACTTGATGGTGGAGCGGATCAGCCCGGTGCCACCGACTGGGCGGCTGATGTCCTCGATGTAGGCATTGTGGACCGTGATCCCGAGGGCGTTGTCGCCGCTCCCGGTCGCGGAGATCGTCAGGTCCGCCGTGGTGCCCGCGTGCCAGTCGGTGTCGAGGTTGGTCGTGTCGCTGGACTCGCCATGGTCGACGGTCGCCGTGCATTCGATCTTGATGGGCGCCGTCTGCACGGGACGCAGGGTGTACAGAGACCCAAGGTGGGGGCGGCGCTCGTAGGCCCTGGTCCACTTGATGGAGAGCGAGCGCAGGACCGCGGACCGGCTGTTCCAGGACAACGCGCCGAAGTGGTCGAAGTCGATCGCCTCGGCAGAGCTCGCGAAGCTCGGCGAGCCCTGCGCGATGAGGCCGCCGCTCGTCTGCGCGATGATGTTGGAGACCGCGAGGACCGCCTGTTGGCCGGCCTCCACCTTGAGCTCGCCCGCAGAGAGGATGCAGCCGGTGAAGCGTTCGGCGTCCTCCTCGCCGTTGCCCTGCCACATGGTGAGGCCGTTGAGGAAGGTCGACCCCATCGGCGTCGTGAGCGTGAAGTCGTGCGTGTACGGGCCCGCGCCGCCCTCGGTGACCGCCCCAAAGAGGGCCGCCAGGATCATGCCGATCCCGCCGTCCTCGTAGTACAGCGGGATCTCGAACTGCCCGCCGGCGTCGTCGCTCTCGTCGATGAACTCGCGCGGCGCGTAGGCGGCAGAGCCGTTGTAGCCGAGGTGGCTCCGGGGCTTCCGGTTGCGCGTGCGCTTGAGGTTCGACGAGTTGACGCGGACGAACTTCGCGACGGTCTCCGGCGTACCGAAGGCGCTTTGCTCCGCGAGTCCGAGGTAAGAGCCCATCCCAGATGCAGCGGTCATCTCACGCCTCGCTCACGCTCTCGACCGCGAGGAAGGCCCGCGGTTCGATGAGCCGGTATGCGGTGTTCGTCGGGACCACCGTGCGGAGAGCCGTCACGATGGTGTAGTCGTTGGCGGTCGTGCCAGCCTGGATGAAGGCTTTGACCCACATCTCTCGGCCGTAGCGTCCGCGTCGTTCCAGAAACCGTTGCTTCGACGTGTCGACCATGCCGCCCTGCGCCGAGCCGGCCAGGGTGACGGACACGACCGCCGAACGAAGCTCCTCGTGCTGGGTGCGGCCCTCGTAGGGCGCGGCCTTGCGCTCGAGCAGTTTGTCGATCCGGATCCAGAGGTAGAGCTGTTCGTTCGCGGTCTTCTGGACGCGCTTTCGGGGGCGCGTCGTGCCGGGCTGCTCGGGCTGCGCCTCGAGGATGAGCGTCGACGGGCGGCCGGTCTCGATGTACCCGGCGAGCGCGCCGGAGATGGTCACCGCAACCGCCGCCGAGGCCGCGGAGGCGTTGCCGGCGTACACCCATAGGAGGTCCATCCCGGCGACGTTGGACAGCGTCACGCCGTCGACTTGGAGGGTGACCGTGCGGTTGGCGTAGTTGAAGCCCGACAGCGCGTAGGAGGCCAAAGTTTGGCCGTCGGCGGTCGTGATCCGAATGTCGTCCCCGTCCGCCTGGATGACGTCCCACCCCCCCCAGTCGGCGGGGACGACGATCTCGACATCACCCGAGGCGGCGGGCGCGCTGTTCACGACGGTGATCGCCCACCGGTGAGACCAGGCCGAGTCGTACCAACCCATCACAGCCCCCGATTCAGGTGGACGTCGAGCACGATCGTCCCGAAGATGGAGGCCCATCCGGCCGGCAGGTCGAACTCTTCGCCGTCGATCTCGGTGAGGTTCATCGCCTGGATCCCGCGCACCGAGTTGATCGCCTTCAGCGACCCGCCCGTATCGTACCGAGCCGCCTTCACCGCCGAGCAGATGTCGGAAATGAGGTTGAGCGCCGCGGTGGACCTGGCCTCCGGCGTGTCGGCGGTGACCGGCACCCACCCGCGCAGGTCGAACGTGGCAACGTAGGCGTGATCGCGGAGGGTGCGCGCGTCCGGGATGCCCTGGATCGTCGGGGTCGCGATGGCGACGAAGGCGAGAGAGCCGGGCGGCTGGAGGAAGCGTCCGATCTTGACCTGGTCGGTGGCCGACAGGTCGTACGTTCCGCCGCCGCTGGTGTGGTTGGCCGCGATCGCGCTCTTGATGGCGTCGCGGATGCTGACGAACACCGCCGCCATCACGCCACCCCGTCGGACAGGCGATCGAGGACGTCGGCGGCGAAGTCGCGCTCGGCCTCGGCCATTGCGCGGGCCATGAAGTGCTGACCGCGGATCGTGACCTGCCGGACCAGCCGCCAGCGCAGGTCGATGGCTGCCCCCTGGCGCGAGGCCAGGAAGCGGCGCCCGTCGCGCAACGTGAGGACGAAGAGGTCCGCCACGTCGGACCGCGGGCCGGGGAGGATGGCCGCCGCGGGCGCGATGGGCACCGCGAGCCACTGCCCACGGCGGGGACGGATGGTCGCGCCGTCCTCCACCGCGGTGTACTTCGCCGGCATCGTCACGGAGATCCGGCCGTCGGTCACCGTGCCGTCGATGGAGCGGGCGAGCTCGCCGTCATCGCGGGGGGCGTTGCGGCGGGCCGCCTCCACCCACCGGCGGGCGCGCTCGAGCAGAGCGCCGCGGAGGCGCCCGGGGGCGCTCCGCAGAGCCGCGGCGGTTGCGGGTGCCCAGGTGTCGAGGCGGTCAGCCACAACCGACCTCGAGCAGGCGCAGGGGCGCCATCATCTCCCGGACGCGGTCCGGGATGGTCTCGGGGCGAGCGGTCACCGACTGGCCGCCGGCGGTCGTCGAGGCCTTGCCCTGGCCGTTGCGCTGGCTCCACCAGTGCGCGACCATGATCGAGATAGCCTCGGCGACGATCTTGTGCGCGCCCGTGTCGTAGCCCGCGACGAACACCACCTTGATCGCGCGCTTGCGAGCGGACCAGCCGCCGTGCGTGGCCGTGTCGATCAGGTGCACCCGACCCGTGCGCCCGTCCAGCACGTAGTCGCCGCTGCTGACGAGGTCGGCGGAGCCGTAGGTCCAATCGTTGTCGCGGTCGTCGTGGATCGTGGTGATCGAGGCGACCGGACGCACCGGCAGCAGGAGGGCCCGTGGGTCCAGCGCGGACGGGCCGTCGAGGTACTCGGTATAGGTGGTCGACTCCAGCGTGGGCGAGGCGCTCGCGCTCGCAGGCGGGAAGCCACACCACGCGGCGAGCATCGCGTCCGCGCGCGCAATCATGGTGGTGATCGCGGTGTCCTCACCGGTGCCCGTCAAGGTCGGGAGGTGGGTGCTACGCACGGCGCTGGCGAGCGGGAGCGTCATGCGCCACCCGCCCGCGCGCGGCGCGCTGCGATGGCCTCGAGCACCCGAGGCGCGCCCCGCTGGGTGCGCTCCGCGTGCCCGAGGTCCGTGAGGTAGGCGTCATGCTCGCCGCGCTCGATCTCGGCTGCGAGCTGCGAGGGCTCGGCGCGCTGGATCGGCCAGATGTCCACGGTGCCGCGCTGGAGCGAGTCCAGCACGACCGGGGACTCCGGCGTCGTCACCAGCAGCGATCGTGCCCGCTTGCTCATCAGACCGGAACCTTCTCGGCAAGGAAGGTCCAGGTGCCGTCGAGGATGTCGCCCGAGGCGGTGTCCGCCTTGGTGACCCGAAGCTGCTCGCCCTCGGAGAGCAGGCAGCCCGCGCCCTCGGTCAGGTCGAGGTCGATCGTGGTGCCGATCACGAGCGCCGTCGCGCCGGTGTTCGTGTTGAACGCCCCGATGTCCGTCCAGGTGGTCGGCGCGGCGATCGTGTTCTTCGCCAGCGTGACGGTCGTGTAGTCCGTCGCGCCCGCGGCCACGGCGGTGGCCGGGGCGAACTTCGCCTTCTTGAGCAGCCACTTCCCGGGGTGCGGCCACGGGAGATACCACGTGTCCGCCGTGCCGGCGGCCGTGGTCGGGATGTGCAGCGCGATTGCTTCGAGCATGAGGCCCTCCTGACGCCTCAACCCCA